TCGTCCCTAGTCGAGAAGACGGATGTAACCCAGAAACTGGCCGATTATCTGAAATTGAAAATGATTGAGGATGTTAAACCTCCAGAGGGTACCTCCAGATTCAGCTCGGAGAACGGGGATAATACCCTGGATAAGGACCGTGTTGTAAAGTTAGCAAAACTCATGGCTTATATGAAAAATAATCCAGCCGCTCTGGACAAAATGTTTAATACAACCAAATCATAGATGAGATTATGTTTAACGAGGTCATCAATTGCCATTAATCTAATGGTTTGAGTCGTGAGGCTCAACGTAAGAATTGACTAGAGGGCACAGAGTAAAATCTATGCAGAAGTTTAAAGCAAAGTTAAAAAACGTACCTACGGATGCTCCACAAGTCTGTAGCTCTATAAATCCTGCACTAAACAGAGACCAAAGTCTCAGTGTACAGGGTAAAGTACTGACTTTAAACAACCTCGGTGTGGCTCAACTCCAGCATAAGGGAGGGCGGGGCTCGAGAGTTCCTGCTATTGCTTATGTACTAAATCGAAGGGGTAAACCTTTGATGCCATGCTCGGCCAGGAAGGCCAGAATACTACTAAAAAAAGGGGAAGCGATAGTAGTAAAGATCAATCCGTTTTTCGTGATTCAATTGAAAAAGTCTACTGGGGAACAGACCCAATCTTGCTATATGGGTATTGATTCTGGTTCAAAGAATGTTGGATTCTCCGTAGTTACCGAGAAAAGGGAAATTGTTGCCGGGGAATTAGCTCTTGACCAAAAAACCATGGAAAGACTTACAAAACGAAGGATGTGCCATAAAAATCGCAGAAGTCGGTTGTGGTATAGAAAACCAAGATTTAGTAATAGGACTAAATTTAAAGGATGGTTACCTCCTTCTTTTCAAAGAAAATTTAATTCGCATATCATTCTCATCAATAAATTAAAAAATATACTTCCTATAGATGATAAAGCCGTAACTATTGAAATAGGAAGTTTTGATATCCAAAAAATAGAAAATCCCGATATAACTGGTATACAGTATCAGCACGGTTCCATGTTTGAATATCATAATATGCGAAATTTTTTAATGGCTCGGGAACACGGGAAATGCCAATTATGCGGCAAAGAATTTTCCAAAGGTAATTCCTCACATATCCATCATATTATTTCAAGAAATCAAGGGGGTACCGACCGAGAGAAGAATTTAGCCCTTTTGCATAAGAAATGCCATAATAAGCTACATAAAAATAAATTATTCGATATTTTAGAGAAGAATAAAGATTATAAAGATTCCTCTTTCATGAATTTAACTAAGTATAAATTTAGGGGTGTTTTTCCTGATTGTAAATTAACATATGGTAACGAGACATCCGTAAACAGGGATATTTTACGACTTGAAAAAACGCATTATAATGACGCTTTTATAATAGCTGGGGGTACTAATCAGATTAAAGTGGCTCCCATATTATTAGGCCAAAAACATAGAAATAATAGGGCACTTCAGATTAATCGAAAAAATTTCGGAATATCCGTTCGTAGACAGAGATACGCGATACAACCCCATGATATCATTTTTGTTAATAGTAAAAAATATGTGGCTAAGGGATGTCATGACCGGGGTCAAGCTGTAATTTGTATGAATGGTCTAAGAGTCAACATAAAAAAGATAAAAAAAGTTTTTCATGTAAGTTCTATATATTTGGGGGTTTATGAGAGCAATAACTGATCTAATTAGAGACCTGGTCCTGGCCACCCGGCCGGATGGGGAAATTAAAAAGAAGTTCATCCCTCCTCCGGAAATAAAACCGCCCCGTAGGAAGTCCCCCATAACGAACGAGTCCTCTAAACCCGAATACGCACGGGAATACATGAAGGAATACCGGGAGGATGGGAAGGATTATCAGAAAATCCCAGATTCGGTTAAAAAATTCCGTAAAGAACAGAAAAAGAGACTCAAAGAGAAACAGGGGCCGTAATATTGTATTAATATTTAGAAATAAACGAGTTAAATATCGAGAGGACACGTAAATATGGCGATAAAAGAACTAGGAAGAGACGTGAGTAAATCCCTTGAAATCATGGACAAATTGTCCGATGACCTCAAAGAATTTTCGAATATGCCACTGAAAAAAGGGCTCCAGTCTAATAAAATAGCGGACGAGAAACTGGTGAAAGTCATCAATGATGCCTCAGAAAAGGCTATATCCCTTCGTAATGCTATTGAAGACATAAAACATCAGATAAGTGGCGCCAAACCACCCAATAACAGCCGTTTTGCATCCCGGGTGGTAGCCAAATTCCTGGAAAACGCATAATAAACTTCTAATAACGAGTTTAGATACCTATGGATATTATGATAATCGTACCCAAAGTGGTCAAGAGCTATCTGGCTAAATTTCCTGAAGTTACACATAATGCCTACCCATATTTCAATTTCGACCATCGTGTAGTGGAAGAACGGGTGGATAGGGGTGATTATAAGGCACCATACAAAGTAGCTGACGATTTCGTGGATACGGACTATGATTCCCTCGTTAAATACGCACAAACCATTATAAATCCTATACTTGCAAAGTATAACCAACGCGTGGCCAATGAAGATGCTCTGCACATGGCTATCAGGTCGTTTTCGAATGGCCTATTCGACGGAAAAGTTAACGCCAACAGATTCGATGTCCTGGTCAAGTCTATGGGTGACATGAAGACAGCCGGCAAGAAGAAAGAAAAAGCTGCTCCGAAAAAGGAAAAACCGAAATCAATACCCATGACTTATCAAGACGTTAAACAAATAGGGTTGAAACCCTCCGAAATTAAGAGGCAACCTTCAACCGTAACCAAAAGAATTCCAGAAGATGTCCATTATTTGACGAGAGAAAAAGGTCGAATAGTAACGAAATAAATACCAAAAGGAGGCCTACATGGCACTTAAGAATGCCGCCCAGTACACGGAACAACTCGACAAAATCGCCGAGGAAGTCCAGCAATTCAGTCCGGAAGTCGCCCTCATGATCGATAAAGTCGCCGACGTTATCGAAGGAAAAAAGGACGCATCCACACTGAAGTTCGACGCGGATGAATCCAAATATATGGCCAACCGTTTCAACATGAACGTCCGCAAACGTGAAGGCGATGAGCCCTTCATGGACGAATATAACAAGAGCAATTTCGAACAAGTCATCGATGTGAAAAAGAAACCGGTTCCCATTAAAACCGCCGCCGCTCCCTATCAGAAAGTGAAAGCTGACGACGAAAAGGTCGAAGAGGAAAAGAAAGACAAGAAAGACGACGAATAAGTAAACCCGTGTCGGGGGCTCCCTTATCGGAGCCCCTTACTTTTGGAGGCCCCTCATCATGAGAGCACTCTATCCTATGATGGCCGACGCGGCAAACTTCAACGCCGGGGACTGTGTACGTAAGTTCATCAGCGAAAGAGCCGTAACGCCATACCTCGGTGTAGTAACCCATTCTGTTCCTGCCACACAAAAGGTGTGGGTCGAATGGCCCACCGAACATACCCAGGAAAGTCCCGAACTCCTCATCAAAGTTAATCCGGCCATCTTCGGGATGCCCACAGTAAAACAAGATTCCGGCTACAGCTCCTGGGAAAAAACCCTGTCTGAAAAAATGCAGGGACATCTCCCGAAACGTATCGCGTCAGAACCCATGGCTATCCGCATAGCCAACACCTTTGCAATCAAAATAGTCGGACGTCTGGTTGATGACATCAGCGAATGCAAAAAAGCCAGTTTGACGGACGTGCAAACCTATAACCGGCTCTATGAAAAATACTCGTCCGTATGTTCCGACCACATCCTAAAGACTTCAATTCAAAAGATTTATAAGGGAGAATAATCCGTATGTATGTTCATAAATACGTTGCTAATGATGATACTTTCTTCCGGATCTCTAAAGGGTCTGGAAAACCGGCCAAATCTGTAACACTCACCGTATCGGACTGGAATGGAAAAGTTTCAGAGAATGCTGGAAACGTAAGCCGGGCTATCGATTTCCTAAAAGACGCCCCATGGAGTGTTAAAGAGGAAGAGGTTAAAGAAGAGAAAAAGGAAACCAAAGAAGCCGGCAAAGTGTTGTTATCGTCCATCGTCAGAAAAATAGCGGAGTCAATACAGTAAATGGCCATGTTCCGATATGGTTCGGCCTCCGTGGCTGAATCCAATGTAAAAGAAACCTATTGGTTTGAGAAAAAGTGCGTCTGTGGCAATCTTTGTTTTAAAACCGCGTCTACCAAACCATGCAAAACTCCTGGCTGTCCGGTTAAAATAGCCCGAAGCGTTTTCGCCAGATATTCCCCTAACAAATACCTCCTTAGCCATTGCACAATTATAGCCGCGGTCGACGTGGACGAGGCCCATGATAAAACCGCCAAATATAAAGATTACCTGATAAAACCGGAATATTCCAAATTTATAAATAATAACGGAGATGCATGGACGAAGAAAATGTTGGCATCCTGCTACAAAACATTCGTCGGCGCTAATAACTACCTGGAGCATGTCCAGGTTCCGGAACTGGCAAAAGGAAAAGTGGTAGATGCAGTTCTCAGGGAAGTTCCCGTAGGTAAGGACAAACAGGGCAAGGACATGACCACTTATTACGTGGACATTCTCGTGGCCACAGACAGGAAACATGAAGACCTCGTAACTAAAATATCGTCTGGCCGGCTGAAAACTTTGAGCATGGGATGTACCATCCAGTTTTCCATATGTTCCAAATGCGGTAATGTGGCCAAAGACGAAACTGAGGCTTGTCCTCATGTCCGTTGGGAAAAAAATAGCCCGTTCTATGACTCGGACGGAGTTCAAAGAAAAGTTGCAGAACTCTGCGGTCACGCTACATTGGACGACTCGGTAAGATTCGTAGACGCATCATGGGTAGCCAATCCGGCCTTCACAGGAGCAGTTATACGTAATGTCGTGGAACCCCCCAAAGATATCCAGGCCAAGATAAATACGGCAAGCCAGAAAGAATCTTATCTATTTAAGGACGGGGACTTCCTTAAAGCAGCCTCAGCGTTAATAGCCCAGGACCCCAAAGAACCAGAGGAACCGGCCACAACCAAAGACGAACTGGCTCCGCCGGATGATGCCCCTGCAGAAGATACGCCACCAGCAGACGCACCGGCCGATGCCCCCGTGACAGAAGAAACAGCCCCTACAGCTCCTGAGGGGGATGTTTCCCAATGGAAAAAACAGATAAAACAAAAAATAATGGATGAGCTCGGGGAAGAAATCACAAAGGAATTCTCCGGGGAATCCGATGACATTCGTCCCACAGAACTCGAAACTCTGGATGAAAGCCTTATCCAGCCCACAGCTGGAAAAATCCTCAAAAAAATGGGAAAAGCAAAACGGAACTGGGATCTGTTTCTCAAAAAAACTGCGGGAAATCTTAATCCTAATCATTTCAACAGGTTACGGCACGGGACATACATCCTGCTTACAAGTAGTGACCTGACAGAGCTGTCGAAATATGGCTATAACCGTAGGGAGTTCCTTGCAGTTATGTCCTATCTCGACGAATGTACATCGAGCCCTATGGTGTTGCCCCTGAAAAGGGCCATAGCCAGCATGCCAGGTACATCAGGTAAGAATCCTTTGGAGATTCTAACCGCGCTCGTGAACAAAATAGGGCGAAAATTGACGAAAAAAGAGGCTATGAAGGCTATTTCATGGTTGAAGTTAATGGATTCCTATAAGGAATAAGAATCCTAAGTTCAATGGTTTCAGTTTAATAAGCTATTAATACATTGGAAAATGGCATCAGAATAAAGAAAATAAACATAACCCTAAGGAGGTTTTAGATGGCACGTCAGAGACTCAGCTGGGATGCGGAGAAAATGGCCGAGATTGAAAAAAAGGCCGACCCTTATACCATGAACCAGGACCACGCCAATAACCCGGTCGAGAAATATAAAAACTGGGACACAGAAACTGGTGGAGAAGCTCAGGATAAACGCACGCCATGGAAAGGTGAAGGTCGCCTTGAGACCGGTCATCCTTCCCCGGAACGTCAAGCTGTAATGGCCGCCAGGAAACTGGAAGACAAAGCCATTAAATGCATCACCATCGCACAGAGAATGCTTCCCGGTGCGGCCGATTCCATCGTGGAAGAACAGGCCACAGACCTTATGTATATGCCCGAGAAATCCATTCTTTCGACCCTGCAACGCCAGGCCTCTCTGGCTGAAGTGCTGGCCGGAAAGAAAGATGATGAAGAAGAAGTAAAACCGGAAGAGAAGAAACCGGAGGTGGAAGCCGCTAAGGTTCCCGAAGACAAGAAACCCGAAGTCGAAGAAGTGAAAGAAGCCAAAAAAGACGATAAAGCTCCCGTAGCTCCTGAGGCCGAGAAGAAAGAAGAAGTGGCGAAAGAAGCTGCGAAAGCTCCTGAAGTAAAACCGGAAGAGAAGAAACCGGAAGTAGAAGCCGCTAAAGTTCCTGAAGAAAAGCCGGAAGAAAAGAAACCCGAAGTCGAAGAGACTAAGGAAGCCGGCGATATGCTGGACGTGATTTTTGACAATGTGGAAAAAACCGGAGCAAAGAAACTCAGTGGCTTAGTCAAACAGGCATCCACAGGGGACAATACCCTGAACGGCCTGTGGGATTCTCCCCCTGACGTTTCGAAAGCTTTTAAATAACCATCGCGTCCACTAGGATGCGGTAAATAATTAACGTTTGAGGAGGTGAAATTCAAACATGGGTTCAAATCTTCCAGTCCCCAACACTCATTGTGAAGTCCTGTACCGTCAGACCTATAATACCCTCGGTGGTATCGTAGCCGCTGACCTGACCCAGGACAACCGCGTGGGTAACGCCCAGAAGGTAGCCAACACCCGTCTTACAGACAAGACCAACAAGGGTATCCTTGCCGGTTCAGTCGTGGCGGTGGTCGGAAACGGACTTATCGGAGCCGCCGCAACGGATGGCACCAATTTCGACAAAGTGGTCGGAATCGTGGTGAACGACGCTGTGGGCAATCCTTTCGAGAGTTCTTCCGCCGTGGCTTCCCAGAAAGTGGTGTATATGCACGGTACTGGTACAGTATTTAGCACCGATATCTACGAGACCTATCAGCAGAACGGCTCGACGGCTCTCGTTTATGCCTACGGTGACTTACTGTATGCTTCTCAAAACGGACTGTTAACCAAAGCCACCGGCTTGCTCGGTGGAAACACAACGGGTTGTACGGTAGTTGGAATCGTGTTGGCAGCACCCGCCGCCGGCAACAACTACTATATGACCGTTCAGATGAAAATTTAAGGAGGTGAGTCTTTCAATGTCAGATGTTACAAACGAACTAAAACAGCAGATTATCGGTGACTACATTAAGACCGCTGCTGGTCGTGCGAAATTGGCTGCGTCGATGACTCAGCCTCTGCGTCTGCGGAGAGACTACACCTCGGTAGGTCGCAAGACCTTCTTGGTGGAACAGCTCCCTGACGGTGCTCTGCCCATTTACGACAAGGACCCCGCGGTGACCGCATATGTGGTCGGCGAAGAAGGCCAGAACATTCTGGCTATCTCCAAGCCCCGCCGTGTGATTTTCCCCTTGTTCGAAATCTCTTCGAACCCTGAAATACCCCTGACCCAGATCAAGGAACGTCGCTATGATTTGATAGAACGTGCCCAGGACCTGGCGAAGGCCGAGATTCAGGCCGAAGAAGATACCCGCGTGTTTGACGTGCTGGATGCTGTCGCGACCGGTGGTTTCGACAACATTGCTGCAACGAACGCGGATATTCCGGCAAACGCCCCTCTGACCCCGGCTGATTTGGCTGATGCCTTCGCATCAATCGAACGCCACGACTTACGGGTAGCTCGCGTGTTCGCAAATGCGCTTGACTATTCGGACATTCGTAAATGGGGACGGGACGTGCTGGACATCGAATCCCAGGCCACTTTGCTGAAGACCGGTTTGGTGGCGACCGTTTGGGGCGCCCAGATCATCATCTCTCGTAGAGTCCCGGCCGGGTACATCTATGTCTGCGCCGAACCGGAATTTTTCGGTAGGATTCCAGTCCGTACGGAACTTACGGTGTTGTCAGCCGATGACCCGAAGAACCGCACGATTGGTTTCTCGTGCTTCGAAAATTTGGGCATCGGATGCCACAACCCACTGGGTCTGTGCCGTGTTGCCCTCCGTAGATAATCGGTAGCGATACTGATTTTAGGGGCTGTCGGGGAAACCTGATGGCCCTTTTTATTTCTGTTTGACCCAAGACCCAAAAAATAGTATAATTAGATTATGAACAACTCTAATACGTTTTCACCGCGTATAGGGGACATAAAAAATAAAATAATTTTAGGATACACTCTTGAGGACCCTAAAAAAGAGTACCCAATTACTAAAGCCCTGTTTTTGAAATTGGGCGGTACTATATCTGACTACATAACTATGAATGACCATCCTTTTATTAAGGTGATAGTGGGGGATGGAGAAATACCAAAAATCTGTACCCCGATAGATAATGAAGCAGTCATCGGTACACTTCTTGGAGACGGTAACATTCATAGGTACGGGAATGATACCTGTATTTTTTCTTTTGCCCACTCAGCTTCTCAGATAGGCTATGTAAAATTAAAATACGAACTTTTTAAATATTACGTTAACAGGGTTCGATATCTTAAAAATACCACAAATGACTATTACAGTTTTCATGTTATCCTGAGGTCCTTACCAATATTTCATGACTATTATAGGCTATTTTATACAGGGGATAAAGAGGGTAAAAAGCATCCTCAAAAGTACCTTTTTAGGGAGGATATCGTTAATATTATTACGCCTAAAGTTTTAGCATTTTGGCTCATGGATGATGGTAAAAAATATGGCTCTGGTAAGTACAGGTTCGCTATAACCATAGGTAAACAACCCTATTATACGTATGACAATTTTAACAAATTTGTGGGGTTGTTGAATGATAAATTGTCCCTCGGGCTGATAGCCCGGGAGGAAAAAATAAGCTACGAAATAACGACTATACCGGATAAAGCTGAGGAAGTTTTTTTAAAATTAAAAGACCATATATGGCCTTATTTTTCTTATAAATTTGGAGTGGCAGAGTTAGAATGTGGTTCAATATATAGAGAATACTCATGGTACCTAAATTGGAAGGAGAAAGAGAATGCCGGTTTGTTTAATCTGTAATTTTGAGGGCATTGATTTATCCCGTCATCTTAGGTTTTTTCATCAGTTGTCCGTAGACCAATATAAGGAATCTTATGGGGGGTTAGTTGTTGACTTTTCAGTAGAAGAGAAAAGAAAAAAAACGTGTG